GTAGACAAACGAAAAAAAACTCCCTAAATGAAAATTTGAATTAAAATAAGGAGGTGAGAATATGGTGAGGCCAAGAGAACCAATAAAGTTGATTCAAGCTAAAGGTAAAAAACATCTTACAAAAGACGAAATTGAAAAAAGAACAAATGAAGAATTAGATGTAAATTTGAAAAACATAAAACCACCAACTTATTTAACAGCTGCAGAAAAAAAGACATTTGAACAAATATCAGAAAAACTTTTATCGGTAGGAATAATGACAGAATTAGATGAAGATTGTTTAGCACGATATATAATAGCAAGGAGATTATATATTGAATATACAAAGACATTAACAACTATGATAAAAAAACATAAAAAAGAAGAAGAGGAAATTGATATTGATGATATAAATAAAATGCAAAATATGCAAGATAAAGTATTTAAGCAATGCCAAAGTAGCGCTAGAGACTTAGGATTAACGATAAGTAGTAGATGTAAGTTGATAGTACCTAAGTTAGAAGAAGATGATGACGATGAATTATAACAAATATATACAAGAATATTTAGATATTGTAGATAATGATATAATTCCTGTTTGTAAAGAACAAAAGTTATTATCAAAATTCATAAAAAAAATATTTGAGACAGAAAATCTAATTATAGATGATGAAAAAGTAGAAAAATATTTTTCATATCAAAAATATTTCCCCTTTGATTTATTTCCATGGGAAAAATTTTGCTTCGTATTACATAATTGTATATTTAAAGAAAATGGATTACCAAGATTTCCAGATTTGTTTATTTTAGTTGGCCGTGGCTCAGGTAAAAATGCATATTTAGGATATGAAGATTTTTGTTTGATTACTCCAACTAATGGAATAAAAAACTATGATATAGATATTTCTGCTAATAGTGAGGACCAAGCTAAAACAACTTTTATGGATATTTATAATATATTAGAAGATCCAAAACATACGAAAAAAATGAAAAAACATTTCTATTGGAACAAAGAAGAAATTATAAATCTTAAGACAAAAAGTAAAATAAAATTTAGGACTAATAATCCAAAAGGAAAAGACGGGCTAAGAAGTGGGAAGGTTGATTTTGATGAAATACATGCATACCAAAACTGGGAAAATATAAATGTATTTACTACAGGCTTGGGGAAAAAAGAGCACCCACGAAGAACATATATAACAACTAATGGAGATGTAAGAGATGGTCCACTAGATAATCTATTGGAAAAAGCTATGTTAATCCTAAATGGAGAAGTTGAAGATAATGGATTTTTACCGTTTATTTGTCGATTAGACAATGAAGATGAAGTACATAATCCAGATAACTGGGCAAAAGCTAATCCAAGTTTACCTTATAGACCTTCACTTATGGAGCAAATGAAAAAGGAATATGCAGACTATAAAATAAATCCCTATGTCAATAGTGCGTTTATGACTAAGAGAATGAATATCCCAAAAGGGAGCAAAGACATTGAAGTAACTACATGGGAAAATATATTAGCAACAAATAAAGAAATACCAGATTTAGAAGGTGCAAGTTGTACTGTAGGGATAGATTACACGAAAGTTAATGATATGATGACTGTAGGGTTACTTTTCTTAAAAGGAGGAGTATATTATTGGATAACTCATAGTTGGTTTTGTACTAATTCTAGAGATAAAGATAGAATAAAAGCGCCTTTGGAAGAATGGGCAAGGCAAGGGTTATTAACAATTGTCGATGACATTGAAATTAATCCAGATACGGCTACGGAATGGATACAGGAACAGTTAACTAAATATAATTTTGTTAAATTAGGTGTAGATAACTTTAGACTTGCATTACTAAATAAATCTATGAAGAATATTGGAATAGATGTATCGGAAAAAGAACAAGTAAGGATAATTAGACCTTCTGACATTATGAAAATAGTACCGGTAATAGACAGTTTATTTAATAATCATCAGATAGTATGGGGAGATAATCCCCTTATGAGGTGGTTCACCAATAATACTAAGCTGACAGGTAAGACTTTAGGAAATTATATATATGACAAGATAGAACCTAAAAGCAGAAAAACAGATGGATTTATGGCGTTTGTTCATGCTATGATTGCTGCACAAGATACATTAGAAGATGAGGATAATTCAGAATTATTCTTTATGCCACCATTAGTATTTTAAAAGGAGGTGAGAAAATTGTGAGTATAAAAACATGGCTTGTGGATTTTTTAGGGACAAAGATTAATAAAGGCAAAATAGTAGATGATGTAATAGAAAATGAACTACAAGAAATATACTATAAAGAATTAGCAATTCAAACAGCTATAACTTTAATATCAAACGCAATATCAAAGTGTGAAATTAAAGTATATGAAAAAAATAAAGAAGTAAAAAATAAACTCTACTATACTTTAAATGTTGAAGCTAATAAAAATGAAAATAGCAGTCAACTTTGGCATAAAGCTATAGAAAAAATGATTTATAGAAATGAAAGTTTATTAATTAATATAAATGAAGATTTTTATTGTGCTGATAGTTATGCGTGTGATGAATATCCTATTAAAGGGAATGTTTATAAAGGAATTTCTATAGGAAATTTACAACTAAACAGAACATTTAAAAGTGATGAAGTATTAAGATTACAATTAAATAATGCTCATATAAAGAAATTAATTGATAGATTATACGAACAGTATGGAGAATTATTATCTTATGCTGCTAAAAACTATAAAAAAAGCAATGGAACAAAATATAAGTTGATTCTAGACCAAGTGAAAGCATCAGATGAAAAATTCCAAGAAACTTATAGAGAAGTTGTTCAAAAACAATTAAAAGATTTTATAGAAAATGAAAACGCAGTATACCCACAATATAAAGGGTATGATCTACAAGATGTTTCTCCAACTACAAATAAAGATAGTTCTGATTTTAGAAATTTAAGGAAGGAAATGTTTGAGATAGTAGCACAAGCATTTCAAATACCAGTAAGTTTAATGCTAGGTAACATTACTAATATGAATGAAATAACAAAAACATTCCTTACATTTTGTATAGATCCAATAGCAGATATGATTTCAGAAGAAATTACTAGAAAAACATCAGGTAATTATGACAATTGGGTTAAAGGAAACTATGTAAAAGTAGATACATCAACTATTAACCATATAGACATATTAGATGTTGCTGAAAAAGCCGATAAACTAATAGCATCTGGTACATGTTGTATAGATGAAGTTAGAGAAATAATAGGATTTGACAAACTTAACTCTGAGTTTAGTAAACAACATTTCATAACTAAAAACTATGATACAGTAGAAAATAGACTAATAGGTGATGAACAAAAAAATAAAGGAGGTGAATAAAATGAAAAATAAAAAATATTTTCAATTAACTCAAAATGATAACGAAGTCGATATCCAAATTTATGGAGATATAACATCATGGGAATGGTTTGAAAGTGATATATCAAGTTATACATTATCTAAACAGATAGAAGGATTAGAATGTGACAAAATAAATGTATATATAAACTCATATGGTGGAGAAGTTGCTGAAGGATTGGCAATATACAATCAATTAAAGCGACATAAAGCAAAAGTAAAAACTGTATGCGATGGTTTTGCATGTAGTGCTGCTAGTGTAGTATTTATGGCAGGAGATGAAAGAATAATGTCTACTGCATCATTGCTTATGATACATAATGCATGGACATATGCTAGTGGGAATTCAAAAGAATTAAGAAAACAAGCTGATGATTTAGATGTTATAACTCAAGCATCAATAAATGCTTATATGCAAGAAGTAAATATTACAGAAGAAGAATTAAAACAAATGCTTGATAACGAAACATGGATAGCACCTCAAGAAGCTTTAGAAAAAGGATTTATAACAACTATAGTAAATGAAAAAGAAGTTGAAGAAGTTAGCCAATCTGTTAAAAAATCATTAATGAAGTTGATTTTAAGTGCAAAAAACAAAGAAAATCAAGAAGATGATGAAGATGACACTACTAATAAAGATAATGAAAATAATGAAACTGATAAAGAGGATAATGAATCCGACAAAGATAAAAAAAATAATGAAGATAATGAGCCAAAGGAATTCAGTATGAATTCTTTTTTTAATGCAATAAAAAATATAAATGTAAAATAGGAGGTAGACAAATGTCTTTTTTAGGAAATAAAAAATTAAAACAACAAGAGGTTGCAACTAAAATGCAAAATGCTATGGCAGGAGGAAATGAAGAAGAAATAAAACAAGCATGGATAGAATTCCAAAATGCTATAGTAGAAGATATAAAATCTGACTTTGAAGAATATCAACAAACTGGAGATAAAAATATATTAGCACAAAGAGGTTATAGACAATTAACTAGTGCTGAAGAAAAATTCTATAATAAATTAATAGAAGCATCAAAAATGAGAAATGTTCAACAAGCTGTAACTACTTTAACTGACTTAACTGATAATAAATTAATGCCAGAAACAGTTATAGAAGATGTTTATAGGGACTTAGTTGAAGAACACCCATTATTAAGTAAAGTTAACTTCCAATCAGTAAGATATGCTACAAAATGCATATTTAATGACCACACTAAACAAGCAGCAGTTTGGGGAGAAATAGATGCAGAAATAACTAAAGAAATAACTTCAGCATTCAAAGTTATGGAAATAACTCAAAACAAATTATCTGCTTTTGCAGTAATTCCTATGGGAATATTAGATTTAGGACCAACATTTTTAGATGGGTATATAAGAGCAATATTAAAAGATGCTATAGCTGTAGCTTTAGAAGAAGCGATAGTTAAAGGTGACGGAAAAGGAAAACCAATAGGATTAATGAAAAAATTAACTGGAGCACTAGATGGTGTTTATCAAGATAAAGATGCTATAGCTGTAACTGATTTTGGTGTAAAATCAATGGGTGGATTAATAGCTAAAATGACTAAAAATGAAAAAGGCCAAAATAGACCAGTAAGAGGTTTAACATTAATATGCAATGCTAATGATTACTATACTTTAGTAGCGCCTGCTGTAAGAGTTCAAAATATGAGTGGGGCATATGTAGATAATTTTGCATTTCCTATGGAAGTAGTAATAAGCGAAGCAGTTCCAGCAGGTAAAGCAGTAGTAGCTATGTTAGATAATTACTTTGTAGGTGTAGGTTTTTCTAAAGATGGAGTAATAGAATTTTCTGACGAATACAAATTCTTAGAAGACCAAAGAACATACAAAATAAAAACATATGGTGTTGGTAGAGCTATATGTGAAAATGATGCTTTAGTATTAGACATAAGTGGATTAGGAGAAGCTGTTATCCCTGTTAAAGTAAAAGGCACTGTAGCAACTAAGGAACAAGCTTAATCAAAGAAGGTGATCTTATATGGATAACCTTCTTCAAAGATTAAAAGAAAAATTAAATATTACATGGACGGAAGAAGAAACAGAAAACCGTCTACAAACAATTTTAGAAGATGCTGTATTAACTTTAGACTATAAATTAGGAGCAGATGTAGATTATTCTAAAGGCATGGAAAGAAATCTATTGCTTAATTATTGTATGTATGCATGGAATAATTGCATTAATGAATTTGACGATAATTATTTTAACGATATTATGCAGTTAAGACAAAAATACGAGGTACAACAAAATGAAAACAACTAATTATAATGATGGATATATAAGAGTTTATAAAGAAAAAAATAAAGAAAGTGATTTCGGAGCTAGGGAAAATATAAAATCTATTGATGATTTAGAATTTATAGTTAAATTAGCATATAAAGAGTGTAGTAAAAGGCAACAAGATTTAGACTTTGCAGAAGCTAGAAATAGATCTTTAAGTTTAAAAATAAAAACAAGATTTTATAGAGATATATCTAGTTACGACAAGGTGGTTATAAAAAATATTCTTTATGATATTGTTTATTTTGACATTGATAGGGAAAAACAAGAAATCTACTTCTACTTAGAAGAGGTGAGAAAAATTGCTTAATGACATAAAGAAAGCATTAGAAGAGTTAGGGTATAAAGCTTATTATGGACGTTCTCTAGCAAAACCTAATGATGATTGGAATTATTTTGTTTTTAACAAAAAAACAACATCTAGAGCAGGTACAAGTAGAATGGACTACAACAAGTACTATCAAGTACATTTTATACATGAAAATTATATAGAAGAAGATTTCGAATTTAAAATAATAAAACAAATAACTGAAAATACAAAATTAAAGTTAGCAGATACAGAAATTGTGTTTAGTTATATAACAAAAAATAATACTGATAGAGTAGTAGAAATTTGCACAATAGAATTTACAAAAGCTAAAAAAGGTTGTGAGTTATAATGGCAGGTATAAATTTTACACTAAATTTTGAGGATGTAGAAAAAATACAACAAGCTATAAATGATTATGGAGACAATGCAGAAGATATAATAAATCAATGTATACACCAAGAAGGAAAAGACAGATTAATAAGATCTATAGAAAATTGTATGCCTGTATCTGATAGAAATAAAAAACATGCAAAATTCTCAAATTCATTAACAAATAAAAATTTTAATTTAGGTGTAAGAATTACAACAAAATCTAAATTTAATTATCTTATATTCCCTATGGATGCTATAGGAACAAGTACAGGTAAAAGTGAAAATCCATTTATGGAAAAAGGTGTCGAAAACGAAAAAGATAATATTGTTAATGATATATTAAACAAGTTAGGAGGGTTGAATATATAATGACTGCTTACAATAAAGTATACTCAGATTATGAGATAAAAGAAAGCGCCATTAAATTTAATGGAGAGAATGAAATAACAACTACAAAAGTGGGTTGCGTA